TACGATGCACGCCCGGCGTATTCATAGGCGTGACCGAACAGACGGATTGCACTTGGTGCGCGGAACTCGATTGACCATGCCGCCCAGCTATTGGCAACACCAGACGGGTTGCTGATTCCATCTAGCGCAGCAGTGTTGTCACGATCACGCAGTGCTTCTGTTGTAGGCAGCAAGATTGTGTGTGCATTTGCACCGCTAAATCCAAGGCTGCGAAGGAAGGAATACAAGCCCCGATAGTCAGTGGCGCTGCGGTACTGCGCTTGAATCTCAGGGTCGTTTGCCCATACCGTGGCTAAGTCATAGCCGCATGTTGTGCTGTCAGCATCGCCGCTGGTGTCGTTATTAAATAGGATCGCGGGCTGGGCATTCTTGAAATAGTCCTCAGCGTTGAAGTCGCTTGCCATGTGGACATACGATTCAACCCATTTGTTGTTTTGGAAACTTGTGTCGCTATTGGTTTGAACACAGTTCCAATGCTTGTTGGCATAACGGACAGTGTCACCTGCGCGGTAGTAAGCATTAGATGTCCAGGTGCTGTCACCGTTCAGGCGGCGTAGTTCAATCAGACCGTTGCTTCCGCCAGGGCCGTTCTTGATTGCACTGCCCACTGCACAGCAGATTGATTCGTCATAGGGAATCTCACCTGTAATTGCTGCTGCCGCTGGGTTGGTCTGAAGAATGTAATCACGCTGGGGTGTCCGGTTTGTTCCACCGAGATTGAGACCCAGCACGGCATATCGGCGCTCGTTTGTGTTACGAACATCAGTGAGACGCCTGATGAAAATGTTCTGCCCAGCAAGATCTGGCAAGTTCACGCCTGGTGTGATCTGTTGCCCTGGTGTTTCGCCGTCCTGGTTGTCGAACGCTCCAGTGACATTGATGACGTTTGGTACTGCTCGGTCCCATGCAGGGTCAGCTAGTTGCGCCCGAAAGTCTTTTCCTAAATCGTTTTGCACCCAGATGTATGAGCCAGGACGGAGGGTATAGCCCAAGGCTTCGAGTGCCCGTGGGGTGTTGGGGTCGTAAACGCCTTCAGTAAGGTCTTCCTCTAGAACAATTGCTGTGGCTGCGTTGCCTGTGCTCGCATCAATCTGACCAAGAAAAGTCTTGCGGACATTGTTTGATTTCTCTGTTAAGTCAGTTGCAACACGGAGACGGATGATGCTCCAGCCCGTGTCGTTTGCCGATGCTGTGTCTCTGTAGCCTTCACCTAAAGCACTAACTCCACCAAAATTGCTGTTGCTGTTGGTCGTGGTAACTGAGGCGCCTGATTCAACCCACGTTTGCACCCCTTGCCCAATACTGAAGACCGAGACGTTCTGAATAATTGCGTCATTGATAGCGCGAATGTGGAAGTTTCGCCGGTCCAGCTTCATCCGCAGGTCATTAGGACTTGCGTTGATGTAATCGTTGTAGTTATTAACCGCGCCCCAAGTGCCGCCGGAGTATATCTCCCAGCAGGTCATATCTTTTTGAAGAGAGACACTTGTGAATTGGGCAATTACACATGACGAAAAGCCAGAATTGCGTGAGCCGTCAAAAAAGCCGCCGCACATCCCAAATGTGGATCTCAGCGAAACGTTATAGATGTAGGGCGATGCGCCCATCACGGTGTCTACTGCTTCGGTTGGCGCAGCAGGTAGCGGACCAACAATCTGATACTCAGTAATGCGCGGGACAGCAAAGCTGTCGTCAATACCAGCAACGCCGCTGAATGATGCGCGGATCTTGCCGTAAAACTCATCTAGTTCTGCTTCGCTGGTGTATTGAAAAGCGTCTAATAGATGGGCGCTGGTGGTAGCTCCCACCTTGTCCATAACGGTGAAGCCGTAATAATATCCCCCTCCAGTAGTTTTAAAAATAGAGCGACGATTGCTGTAGTCAGCTGCTTCTGCTTCAGGCGTTGGGACAAAGTTTGGGCGCAAAATCGTTTTGCGTAAGTCGAGGCTAATAAGACTGCAACCTCTAGGCAGAATCAAACCGCCCGTGGCTTGAGGGTTGAAAGCAATTAGCTCAGCGTCTGTTGGATCTTGCCCATTAGTCCAAACAGGAGTTGTACTCGTGCCTGCATCATTTAGAACTGTGGTCTCACCGGCAGACAACACGATGCTGACTAGATCACCGCATGGTGCAGGATTAAGTGTTAGATAATCACGGCTGGTGATGATGCCAGCTTCGATTACAGCTCTTGAGAGACTGCGGAACGGGCGGGCAGGGGTATAGCCACACTCAAGACGCTGCAAGCTGATACGCCGCATTTTTGCTTCGTATGTGCCATCATCAATGCCTACATAATCACCTGTGACAAAGGTATCGCTGCCAATATTGCTATCTACATAGAGCGTGTACGGACTATTCAGTGGATCGGGGACATCCAACCCACCTACAGACTGAGGCCCCCCAGCTAGTTGCCTAACCGTGTCAGTTAGTGCATTGACTTGTTCTTGGAACCCAAGCTGGGTTGTATCAATATGACCGAGAGAACCTGTTTGCCCGGCTCGTTTTAGTTCAGTCACTATTTAATTCGGAGCTTTGCATCTATTCTAATTGCTGCATCAAAGTTGTAATTTTATGGGCTAGCTAAAAGCTTGATCTCACCCGTGGTGACAAAAGATGCCGTCCCAGCCACGATTTCAGTTGGGCGCAAATTGACTGCGGTGTCTGTCACCAGAATGTCGCAGGCATAGTAGAGACCACCATCAATTCGTCCGCATTGGCTGTCGCAGGGATCGTCGCCGGTCATTAGCCAAAACTCAGCTGAGGCTTCGCAACCTTTCTCGGTCATCATTAGCAGTTGCATCAGCACCAAGCCGTTGTCTTCGGTGTCCTGCTCAAAGCACTTGCGGTCAATTAAAAACTCGGTGCTGCCGCCTGCTGTGACCAATGATTTAACTGCTGTGCCGAACTTCTCTGCGACAGCTGTAGTTGGAACCGCTGCGGCGTTTAACTCTAGGCTCCACTCGCGGATGTCGCAAAGTATTTGCCAGAACGGTGCGGGTTCGCCCTGTTGACCACGTGGCAGTAAATCGGCGTTGTCATACTCATCAACCCCAGCCTCAGGGACTTCATAATTCGGGGCATCAGCGCAGATGCTGATCAGTGTGATGGTGTCTTGTCCGTCGCTGAATTGATATTCACCATATTTAGAGATGCATCCCCATACTGCATTGAAATAAGCAGCACTTCCGAACGGTGAAACTGTGATTTGCCCAGCTGATGTAGTTGCTGCAAGCATTACCCGCTCTGTTTCGCATCCTCTCAACGCACTGCAACGGCTGGTGTAAAAACTGACGCGCCCCAGCTCATCAACGTGGATCCAATAATCGCCATTTTGGCAACCGTCGATAGTTTCGCCGCCGGAAACGTCACCTTCGCGGCTGTAAAACTGAGACCCCCCACCGAACTGACCATCTGGAAACTCTTCAGTTTCGTCCTTATAAAACTTGTCACTACGGCTGCTGATCTGAGAGCGGTTAGGCCCTAGAAACCAGCGTGAATCGTAGTAAGCCGCGTAGCCGCCAGGGTTGGCTGGATAAATATCGCCAGCCAGCGGCAGGCAGATGGTACTGACGTGATCGCCGTTCCAGTAGCCGGGGCAGATGCTCTTGAGGCTGTTGATCTCGGGGATTACTGCTTCAGAACTGATGACGCACGCTTCAGGTGCGCTGCGTTTTAGCCGGAGCTTGCCGCCTACACCTAAAACTGCCATCAGAATCTACCGCTAGGTTTGCCAGATACCTGAAACGAGATGCTGCAGGCAGTAGCTGCACCAACGGAAACGCTTGGGCTAATGCTGGTGATAAAGCCACTGCAGGTGAATGCTCTGGTCGCTCCACGGGAGAGAATAAATTCCATGGCTGACTCACCTTGGCCATTAGTAAAAACAGAATTAAACATCTCGTTTGCTGTTTCGTCGCTTGGGTCATACAAAACAGTGGCGCTGCCTGTTGTGCCGCGTAGCCCTTCCACATAGCTGCGGTCATACGCTCCAAGGCACGTATTCTCAAGGGCGTCTTTGCTGACTGAGATGCTCCAATCTCTACAGCGCCCGATAACTTTGTTGTTGTATTTCAGCTGGCCGTCAGCTCCGGTTTGTACTGCCATTAGGAATCCAAAGTTGCGATCAGCTGAACTTGAACCCGTGAGCGGTCAGGCATAACGGATTCAATAGAAGGCATCTCTGCCCATCTCCATTGTAAGTACTCTGGAATTTGTGCTTGTAGGTCTGAGCTAACACCTGCAAACACTGAATCGGGCAGGTCTAGTGTGTAAAAACCACCTCTTGATTCGTGCCAAGAATCGAGCAGGCTTGCCATATCAGCGTCGTTAAGCAAAAAAGATAAGCTCATCGTTGCGTCAAATGCCTTGCTGCCATACAGGCGAGTGGTAGTAGCTCCGTTTATAGATGTGATCTTCTTTGTGGGATATTGACCCGGTGTATAGGTGCGGCGAGTGGGGCACACCGCAGGGAAAGTTACTGTCATGTCAGACCCTCAAAGGTGAAGAACTCATCGCCAAAGCTCTCCACCAATCTAGAGACACCCTGATTGTTTAATGGCCAGTAAATCGCTTCAACGTCTACGTTGCCGTTTTCATCGAATCCGATTGACTGGACCTTATAAGCCTGAGCACTGACGCCGGTTTCTTTGACAGAAAAGATTGCGTTAGTAAAGGCGCTGGTCTTGCCGTTCATTACAGGCAGCTGGGTTTCAAATAGCGTGTTGCCGTCCCAGAGCAGAACGTTATAGGTGCCGTTGGCTAGCTCGGGCCAACTAGATATATGCCCTGTGGATGAAATGCAACCGTTGGTAGGCTGGTTGAAGTGGGTGGTCTCAATGCCTAGCTGGATGATGCTGCCGACCTGGATGTTCGCTTCAGTTGGAGTGGTCTTAAATGCCACGCTATGCGTTACATAGTGCTTTAGCTGGCATTCATATTTGGCTCGATCCTTAGCGTGCTCTTGGTTTGTGCAAAAATTTGACAGGTCAATCTGCACAATTGGTGCATCATCTCCGTACTTTGCGTCTGTCCTTCTGAGGCTGAACTCACGCATCTGAGGAAACAACCCGCGATCAGTGACGCTGTTCTGCAGCCGTTCCTCACGCCAGCGCACGGTAATTTTGGGGTCAGTTCTTGCTTGCGTTTCGTAGTAAATCATCTGGAACGAATCCTGGATGATGTTGCCTGCCGTAAATAGTGCAACAACTGTTTCTGGTTTATCAAAGGTCAATGCTGGGCTAAGCGTGAACCGGCCACCACTAACGCCTAGGTCAAGCAAGAAATCCATTGCTCTGTCTGCGCCCCAGCTGCGGATGTTGATTTTGTCTGAGATTGCTCCATCGAAAAAGTATTTCCTTGAGCGGGTGAACTCAGCGGCAGAGTCAAAACTAGCTTTGTCAATCTGAGCAGGATTGAAAATGTCTCCGACGCCATAACGCTTGTTTGTCAACAGGTCGTAAAAGACATCAGCAAAATTATGGGAAGCGATGACGCCCTCGTTTACATAGACACTAAGTTGATCAAGAGATGTGAGTTCTTTGCTGCTTCGGATGTTTAGGCCGAGGATTGCAATGTCGTCGTATTCCGGGGTGACAGTATTTTCGTTGACAATGTTGACGTAACTAATGCTGTGCTCAGGCTGTTCTGCTGATGATGCAATCTCTGAATAGATAAAAGTTTCAGCCAGCTGAGCATAGCTGTCTACATAACTGTCACTGTCATCAGGTGTTGCACGCCCCAGTTGCTCTATTGAGTTGGCGCTATTGGGTAAAAACGCCTTGACGCTAAATGTGGCGCTGTTTCGGGACACCTGCACACCAGTAAGAAATACCGTTACGCCATTTTCTGTTACTTGTGCTTGTCTTTGGGTGTGAGCGTCTAGAACATACAGATCACCAGTGGCATAGTTGTTTCGTATCTCCCAGCCTGAAACCGGTGTTAAGCGGATGTCGCGGCGTTTGGGGCTAGGAAATTCAAGGCGAAAGTAATTGAAAACTGCGCTGCTGGTTTGGCTGCGGATGCCGTAAAGGTTTGATAGTTCTACATAATTGGTTGCGTCGATGTCACGGTAAGAGATGCGAAAAAAGCTATACCGGTTTTCTGCTGATGAGTACGTTCCAGGTGAAATCTCGCTGCGATAAGACTCAAGCTGGGGAATACCGTCATCTTGCCCGCCGCAATATTCGGCATCAACATAAGCTTGATAGCTGTCATCTGGGCATAAGGTTCCGTCGTAATCCTCTTCTGTCTTAAGCGAGTTAAAGTTAATCAACCCGTTTGCCTTTATTCCAACAGTGCTTTTGATGCCAACTTCGATTACGCGGGCTGGTCTTTCAATAGAAAATGAACCGATGGCGATTTTAAATATCTGAGCCGCTTGCGTTGCTAATGCGCCTTGTTTCTCTGCACTTGCGGATGGGGTAAGCGTGGCAGTCGTCCACGTATTTATAACGCCAGACTGGGTAACTTGAAATTTTGCTACTACAGATGTGCCGTTTCCTGTTACGTCAAAATCACTAACAAACGGGTCTGTTGTTCTCTCTGTACAAATCGCTAAGGCTGAGCCAATACGATACAAATCCCCAACGTTAATGTCTTCGTCATAGGTTCGCTGCAACGATGAAACTGAACTGCCAACGTCTGAGTTGTTTAGTTCGGCAGGTTGTTGCCCACCCGCTGCGTTGCCACTTTGCGTAAATACACGATCGCCTTCACTAGAGCGATCAATTAGGTAGTCCAACACATCGCCAACACTGACTGAAGTTACTGTGTCTGACGCTCCAGTGATACCAGCGCGGGTGGTGAATGTTATGGATTGTTTTTGCCCTAGCGCCAGCCTTTGGTTGTCCATCTGGCGTTCGTATTCGCCGTCTGATCTGGCTTGCCATTGCGTCCTAGGTCGAAAGTCTTCGCCGATCTTGTAGCCCATGTTGTTGCCAATGTGGCTGTATAAACCAAACTGTCTTTGGTTGCTGGGCTGCAACGTCTGACAGAAGTCTGGACCCAGTTGGTTGTTTGCTCCTTCTACGGAATAGACATCATTGTTAGCTTTGTTGCCAACATCGTTTGCTGGTATAACTCCGAGAATGTATTCATTAGAAGTGATGCGCCCACCGCTGGGGGCGTAATACATGGTCAGACGACCAGCTTGCAAGTTGCGTCCCAGGTCATAGCTGCCGAGGATGTTGTTGCCGAAAGCGGTCTGTTCGAACAGCAGGTCGGGGGCTCCTTCCCCCACCATGAAGATGCCACGGAACATTTGCCCGCCGCCAACACTCAGCAGCTGCGAGAACACCAGGTTTGTATTTAGGCGAATGCCGCCGTACTGCTTGCCATCAACAATTTCGCGCTTGGCGTACACAACAGGGATGACAGAGCCAACATCAACAACGTTCTGGAATGAATCGAATCCAGACTTAGGCGCAAACCTGTCGCGCCTGATGATGTCCTGACCTTCGGTCTTTGACTCCTCCGCTGGTGTGCGCTCATCAGTTGTTTGCTTTGGTGCAAGCAGAGCAGATGCAGCACTAAGCAACGCGCCAACGATGAGCGTGATCGCAAACGTGATGGGGTCAAAAGCAACAGGTTCGCCTGGTTTGGGCTTGCTGTAGAGAATGCACTGCCTAACGAACCAGCGGTATTGCTCCTCAGACATCCCTGTGATGTCAATAATCTCCCGATCTTGTGGAAGTAACACGATCTGTTTGTTTGGTGAAAGCATCAGATCAGTTGAACCTGCCCGGTTGATGGAAGTGCGCCGACTAGAGACTCGGTTAATCGGCGGCGGGGAGCGTCACCGCTAATAGCATCTAATGGGCTGCTCAATGTCATGTTAAGTCTCTGGTGATCATGCTCAAACCCGGTGATCATGAATACGTCGGTTGTGTAATTTGCTTGCTCTAGCAAAGTTTCTGGATCGAGCCATACTGTTTGGACATTGACGATCCAGCGGTTGTCTGCAGCTTCTGTTGCCATGTTCAACACGAGTTCGTTCATGCTGAAAACAAGAGAAGCGTTGATGTTGCCTGCCTGCAGATCTGTTGTGTTACCGCTATAGCCGAACGAAGCAAAGTTGTATTGCATCCCTTCATAGGTGCGGGTCTCACCTTGAAAAAAGTTCTGCAGAAATACGAAGTCGTTAAAGGCAGCAAAAGTTCCTATTGCAAGCATCAGCTCATACCTACTAAACGACGGGTTGCAGGTCGGTTGCGCATGTCAGAGAACACTTGTGCTCGTGCTTTCTGGGCGCTAGCTGCAGCTGCTTTTTCTACCTGTTCGACAGTTGCAAACTCTTGGTTGTTAATCACCTGCGTTTCTATTAACATTGTGCCGCTGCTAGTTGAGCGTTCACTACGCTCTTTCTCTATTACGCGCTCGCGGGTGTAACTGTTGCTGACGGCAAGAGCATCAGCATTTTCACTGAAGGCTTCGGACGATCCGCCCCCGCCACCCATTGCACCGCGTGCAGCATCAAAGTGATCAATAACAGTTTCGTTGCTATGCAAAATCGCCGGGAATCCTCCTTTCCCGTCAACGCCTCCCGAGCGTGGACCGTCTCCGGTATATCCGCCACCGGCATAACTTCCAAACAACGGGAGCCCTGTGTTTAATCCAGCCCCAAACAGGGGGCCACCACCAGGCGCTGCACCCTTTGGCCCTGGCATCAAAATGCCTAACGCTTGCATCACAAGCCATTCTTGAATCA